GGTTGTGCCAATATTTGCAAATGCTTCCTGCAGGCTTTGTGTTCCGTTAATTAACCCGGTAATGGCGTTTGTGCCACCACTCTGTAGAGAGTCGATGGCCGCAGCTGAAAGTTGATTTATCTCGCTTTGCTGCTGCCACTCTTCCCACATTGCGGCAAGGCGCTGCTGTCGGTACTGCTCCTCGATACTGGCGCGGGTCTGCTCCACCTCGGCGATCTTCTGAGGATAAAGTTGAGCATATGCATTGAGAGATGCCATTTGCTGCTGAAAGGTGTTATCGGCGGCAGCGAGCGGAGATGACTGATTTCTGACGTTCTGATAAGCCTTCTCGGTATCCTGCCGGTCTTTCTCGGCTTTCTGCTGGGCCTTCAAAGCTGCCGCAGTGTCATAAGCCTGGGCGGCATACTCTCCAGCCAAATCAATCTGCGCCTGGGTTGCTGCTTTGCCAAGTGACTGCTGAGCAGTCAGGATCGTTTGCTCCCGGCTTAGCTCCTGAGTTGATGTGCCAGCAAGCATTGCTTTCTGCCGGAGATTTTCGAGTTTCTGTGCGACAGATTCACCGGCGGCAGCTTGTCTTTGTGCTGCCCGCGCAGCTTCATCCCTTGCTTTCTTTTCTTCTTCCAGTCCATTAACGACACGGCTTTGCTGGATGAGTTGATCTTTCTGATCTTGGGTCAAGTCTTGCTGTGAAATAGCATATTCTACAGCTGCCTGCTTACCTTGCTTGAGTGCTATTAACTGCTGGTTAAGCCCCTTCATGAGTGAGTCAAAATTCGCCGCCTGGGCTTCTGTTTTCATGCGCCCAATACTGGCTTCTAGGTCCTTTACTGCCTGCTCAGCTTGGGCGGCTGAGGCACCCGCTTTTGTCAGCTCATCACGGAAGTTTGCTAATGCCACCCGCCCCTCATCAGTAGTGCTTTTCATTGAGGCCAGAGACTGAGATATTTTTGTTACGTTGTCTGGGGTTGGATTTTTTGCAAGGTCATTTAGCTGCTTAACGAGCGTGAAGGCAGCCTGTTCAGAGATATCAAACTTATCAACCATCATATCGACGGTTGAAAGTAGAGTTTGAGTGCTTGACCTGAATGCTGTTCCTGCGCTCTCAGCCTGACTGATAACTTCCTTGAAGTCATCAGTTTTGATATTCAGCGTATCGAGTGCATTACCAGCAGCGGTCACGCTGGCCACACCACCAGAAAAGCTGCGCCACCAAGATGTCTGCTCTTCTGCAATGTTCGAGATCGCCTTGCGAGCATTTTCAACTTCAGCAGCGTATTTTGCTACAGCCGCGTCACGTAATTGTGTTGCAAGCGCGGCATTGGTGGCAGCCAGTCTGGCGTAGTCGTTTGAGAGCGCAGCTACGCCCTGACTATTAATGACAACGACTTTATTAAGCTCTTCTGCAGCCGTCTGCAGCTCTTTCATCTTGTTACTACTACTGCCAAGCGCCGTCATAAGAACCCCGGCCAGAACGGTACCGAGTGCGATTACCGCCCCAATAACAGCGCCACCAGGACCAAAAGCTCCAGCAAATTGAGAGCCCTGCTGGCTAAATGCCACAAGGGCAGACTGACCGCCCTGAACCTGCACGATAAAGTCCTGCAGCTGATACCCAGCTTGCTGAAATGTGCTCCGGAATTTACCAGATGAGGTCGTTGCTTCGTTTACGGCTCTGGATGTATTGCTTAACTGGGTATCAAGTTTCTTGAAGGATTTGACATTGTCATTTACTGAAGACTCAAGCTCGGAGAGCGCTTTTTGTGCCTGCCTGCCGCCAGTCAAAAGTGGATCAATTTCGGCGCTTACTTCATAAACTATGCTGCCTGCTTTCTGCTCACCTGCCATTGTCAATCTCCATGCATAAAAAAACCCCGCAAAAGCGAGGTCTTTTTAACCTGAAATAATCAGGAATTTGGTTAAGAGTGCCTGTTTTAGCTACGCCGACTGCAACTATTAGAAGTATCCCAACTTCCTACAAATTTCATAAGTTGCCGAAACCTCGGCTTCATTGCTTGCGAAGGAGATAACTGCCGCATTCGTTTTTTTGCCTGAGCCAACAAGCATTATCAGAAAAGGCATATCGCCAACGTATCCGCCATATGAATTTTTTGAGTTAACATATCCGCAATATTCACCATTCCCGTTATATACATATTGAGAATGTTTAAATTTCGCGCTAAAGGGATCTTTTAATTGATCTGAGATGGAATTTTCTATAGCTCGCGTCTCGGCAGGCGTTAGTGCTCTGCGCTTAGGATTAGGATTCCCTTTAATACTCTCTCTGTCTTTAGCAGACGAATCCTGCTGTTGGCAACTTGCCCACTGCTCCGTCAGTTTTTTTATTCTATCGGATACAGCAAAACTAGTACGGTCATTGGCCACGGCGTAAACTTTCGCCCCGTCATCCGCTACTTTCACTGGCCCTTGGATTTTCGTAACCGGAGGGCTAAAAATGAATGTGCCATCAGGTCGGTACGCCTTAAATGAATCACCAGAAACCTCTATCCGGGATGGAACTGAAGCACTGACTTCCCCCATTACCCCATTTGTTATATCTGCTTGCGCGTATCCACACTGGTATATCTCTGCAGCATTAGCGGTAAAAGCCGTCATGCCGACGGCAAAAGTCAGTCCGAAAAAGTATTTTTTCATTTCCCCTCCCAAGTATCTTCTAGCAATCCTATCAGAAGGCGATCACATATCAACCAGCAGGGGAAGAAATTGCGCGAAGTTGCATGCAGAAAACCCGCCGAAGCGGGCATTAGGTATGAGGGATCACATAAATTCGGCTAAGCGTCGGGGAAAAGAATAAGCTATTCGATATCTCCGAAAACACGCTTGAGCCCAGACTCATATTGCTCATTATTTTCTGACATGGACGCCATGCCAACCACCTTCCCAATATGGTGTCTCAATGCCTTGTCACCAACTTCTGAAAGGAATTGGTGAATTTTATCGCTGCGTGAACCATTTTCATCGCGGCTCTGCTTTGCTAATTCGAAAACCACCCCTTTACTTTTTGCCAAAGGTTTGTAAATGTGCCGCTCGGTGAACCATCTAAATGCGATCGGGTGACCACCCTTTTCTGGCTTTTTCAGTCCATAGAGACGATACCACTCATAATAGAGCTCATCCGGGAAAACCTTCGACCAAGCCCTCGCCTCCTCTTGAACGTGAACCTTAAATGCTTCAATAACTTCTTGCGCCTCAGGTTCATAGCCTGCCAGCGCATATGCCAAACCTCTAATGCCGGACTTGGCTGATGCATTAATTATTTTTTGTGCAGTTTCGGCTGAAGAGATCCTTGACTCCGGCAGTGCATTCGCATTCTTAGCGTCAATCAACGCTTTTCCAATATCCACAATGGTAGTGATGTCGTAACCATGTGCATTTGTGATGTTTTTGGATTGGCCACTATATTGAAAGTTAAAGGCTTTTTTCATTTTAGCCCTCAATTCTGGATCACCATATTCCCTCATGTATGGAGCCTCCAGTAGACGATCAATATCACGCGCAAGCTCTCCAATACCAAGAAGCCTAGCTAGGCCAGTCTTAGTTACCACTGGAGTCTTTGTCTGGTCGTCGAGAATGTAACACTCAGCATCAACGCCAAAGAAATCTTTAAAATTTCCCTTATGAGTAGCCTTCAGTGGCCTCTCTCCCCAGCGAGCAATAGCCGCTTTTCTGGCTATTTCAGACCGCTTTTCCTTTGGTAAAGATTCTGCCCTGGCAAGACCACCCCTTGCCTTACCCTTCGGTTCTTTATTCTCTTCTGACATAATGCAAGCACTCTCTTTGTGAAATGTGCTTGCATTATAGACTGATCACAAATTAATACGCAAGCATATTCAAGATCTAGCATGCTTGCATTCGGGGAGGGGAAAGCCCACCTCAGGTGGGCTATGCCGCTTTGGCAAGCCGCCTTGCCTTTTTGGCAAGGTACTCATCAGCAACGGATTCATACTCTTCCTTGGTAAATCCTTTTTGCTCAGGGTATTTGGCATTCAGAAGCAGCTGAAACTTTGTCATTGTCAGCTTTCCAGCCTCCTCCTCGCTCATATTGAAATGTGTCTGAGCGGCGACGATGTAATCAATCGCACGAAACTCCTTACTCATCTCCCGGCTTTCATGCCGCTGCAGCCGTCGCACTTTCGCCTTTCCTATGATGCCGTGTGCAATGAGCGACTGTGCGATTAGCAGAATATCGATCTCCGGCAGCAATCCCTTGCGGTGCTTAAACGTGCGCCCTTTGCTTCTTGATGGCTGGAAATAACCAGTAAGGGGCGTGGCATCAGTCAGGCAGCAGGCGTTCATCACGACAACAGAAGCCATAAAAGCCTTGCGCCCATAACCACAGCTACGGATATGATCTACCAACCATTCAGGAATGCGACCGAACGCCAGAACAGCACGATTTATCAGGCTGCTGACTTCATCATGGTGCAGGTCGTAAAAGGCCTGCACAATTTCATCTGGCTCGCCTACCCTCGTCATATTAGCGAACGATGGGCGGAAGAAATAATCCTCTCCATCAGCCGAGATAAGGCACTCGCCGATCTCTTTAAGTGGTGTCATGGTGTCTCCATAAGCATTAGCAAGGGTTGACTGGCAACCCTTTGTAATGGTCACGCAGAGGTTACTGTTACTGCTGTAGTGCCGGTGAAGCTGCCATCATTTGAAGTGAAGGTGATGGTTGCTGACCCTGCCGCCGCACCAGTAACCAGGCCGGTAGAGCTAACCGTAGCTTTGGTGTTGTCTGACGTAGTCCACGTGCCACTCTTGTCGGTAGCGTCAACAGGAAGAACAGAGCCGGTTAACTGTCGTGTGGCCCCTACAGCGATTGACGCTGTGGCTGGGGTAACGGTAACGCCAGTGGCAGGAACTGTTTCGTCAGTATCGCTCACAGCGATAGTGCGTGAGTCACCCACCTTAAACTCGGTAGTGAACGTTACGATATCGTTAGTACCGCCGTCCGAGCTTAGCGCGGTGACGATCATGTATCCGATGAAGGTTACAGGCCCGAACTCCATGCGCACCCAAATACCGGGCTGACGACGGGCAGAAAGCTCGCCAGCAAAGTATTTGATGAAGCGCCCAATGCCATACTGGTCCAGTCGGTCTTTTTTGCGAACCTCACCCTCAAAGCTGATCGTAAAGTCAGCATTGGTGATGATGCTCTCTACATAACCGCCGCCATCATCGGCATCGGAAGTTACCGTGTTAGGACTGAAGTCAAAGCCTTTGCTGGTACCTGCTGCGAGTGCTTTCCATTCTGATTCCTGCGGAACCTGATCAGGGCAGCCATCGGCCACCTCAAGCACGACAGCGCCACCAAACAGCCGCTCGTTCGAGTTCTGGCAATTAGCCATGTCAAACTCCTTAATGATGAAAATGATAAAACCCGCCGAAGCGGGTTGTTTGGGTTGAATATGGCTAATCGCCAAAGGTGCAGGCGAACTGCAATCGGAAGACTATTCGACCTTCCTCTGTCGGTACCGGTGAAGGGATGCCGCCCATGTTCTCGATATAGCCAAGACAAGCATCAGCCATAGGATTCCGTTGGACGTAATCGATTATGCGCTGCACCGCCTCTACGGCTTCCCGGCGCTTATCCTTTGCGCCGATTACATCAACGAGAACGTAATGCTCTGCGCCGAGGTCATTTCGGATTGATGTTCCACCATTGCTGCGGAATACCATCACGGCTTTTGACAGGTCTTTCGGGTCTTCGTACATCAACTGCTGAACAGTGAAGCCATTGGTCAACCCAGCCTCTCCGAATGCATTCCTTACACGCTCATACATCAAGGGCGTCATAGCTGCAGCTCCTGTCGCATTGCGGCATCAATCTGTTCTCTGGAATCTTCGAAGCCTTTGGTAAGGAACTCTTTGCGGGCAGTAACCCGGCGGAAGGTTTGCTGAACAGCGGGATCATGAACATACACAGCGTAATTAGCAGAATACCCTACTCTGCCAGTTACCCTCGTGCCATTAGCGTTCAGCTCCCGGAACTGGCTGTTGAGCAGCGTTGATGTATCGATGGGGGTATATAACGCCGCCTGTGTTGATCCAATCAGCATGGCAGACTGTATCGCTCGCACTACCTTGCGTCCCTGCACATCAGCGATGATAGCATCCAGATTAGCTTTCGCCTGAGCCACGCCTCTAACCTTGCCAG